TCCAAAGTTAGGGATAGAGCCACCAAAAGGCATCTTAACAACACCGCCGCCAGCGAGGCGCTGCAATCCTTTAATATTATCCATGTAATTGTTAGGATCTATAGATGTGATTCCCCCTGCCGCAGCATATTGAGAGTCACGCGCTACTTTATACCACGGATAGTCCTGTTCTAATTGATCGTAAGCACCCACCATGTTTGCCGCATTCCTTCGGTAATCTTCTTCCCTCTCTCTCTCGAACCTGCGGTTCCTCTCTTCAGCTTCCTCTACAGCTTCCATTTGCGCTCTTTGGCCTTCGCCAATTGCTATTGGCGCAAGAACTCCGGGCTCTAGAAGTTGTTTCCCAAAAACTCCGGGCTGTTTGAATGGGGCAAGGATCTTATCTCCTGCAGTTTGAGCGCCCCTTAAAGAACTTAATCGTTCTGATAGGTTTGCTACCTTTGCATCTGCTGCACTCTTAACCCCTTCTGCACCAAGCAGCTTTTGCATTGGATCTGTCATAGGTATTTGAGATGGGTTTAAAGCTCCCAAATGATCTGTCACTGTTGCTGCAGAAAATGGATCTATCGTAGCTATTTTAGCTATTGGATCTGCAGTTTCTGCTGTTATTAATGCTAAGTTTTGTCCAGCCTCTGAAGCAGCCGTTGACGCATCCCCCAAGGCCGCTGCAGTTTCGCCTATCTGAGGATTTAATGCATCTCCAGCAGCGCCGATAGCGCTGCCCAAGCCAAAACCAGTAAGGCCAGACATAATGCCTTTTTCAAGATCTCCGGTTACAGCCGTTGTTGCCAGCCCTGAGCCGATAGCTCCAGCCAAAGCAGGCATGCCAGCCGCGCCAGTTAACGCAGTACCCAAGGCAGTACCTCCAAGGGCAGATCCAAGACCTCCAAGCATGGTGCTACCAAACATGCTGCCCAACAAAGGAGCCAAAAATGGTAAGAATGCTTCAGGTTGACCAGTAATAGGGTTGGTTGTCAGTTTCCCTGTAGGAGAAAGGGCAGCAATTCCCTGAACTTCATGGGGATTCATATGGACAAGCATGCTGTCGCCATACCGTCCATGTTGAGCCATGCTATTGGCTATGCCCCGCATAGGGGGATTATTAGAATACATTAACTTGTCTCCACTCCAAATAGATTGAATGATAAGTTTGTAGTGCTTGCATAGACTTTTATAACATCTGTTTGAGCAAAACACATACCTATTACCACCGTAATGGTTTCATTTCCAGAAATTGCCTTATCATAAAACAAATACTGCTTATCATCTGCCGAGGCTCCCGCAACATGAAAGCTCACCCGAAATGTCGCAGCTGAACCATCTCTATTGCATACAACCAAAGAACTAACTGTTGTCTGCGTTAAGTTCGGGGCCGTATAAAGGGTTGTTACTGTTGTCGCTGCCGGGGCTAACTGTCCTAAACTTTTTATAACATCGGTCATGAAGCCCCCATGAGGAGAAACTGAAACCTCCTCACTGCAAGAGAGCCGGTTTTGTCTCCTTGGGTCTTTGCCAGCTCAACATCGTTTTCAAGAGTTTGAAAGGCAAGCTCTATCGTTCTTCTTGTGATTGCCTCGTTCTCAAAGTCATACTCTGGGCGAGATGCCGGTAAAGGGTTGTCTCTTCTGGAAGCCATTACCGCCTCCCGTCCTGACGCATATCAAACCTAAGCCCCCCGAGCCTCCAGCCATAGCCAGTCCCGCTACTCTCTACCCTGACAACAGAGTGCCTTGTTCTATTCCGCACATAAGACTGGGTTGTACTCGGAGTTACTGTTGACGTTGAAAGGACAGCTGCCGTTTCTAAAGGGAAATTGCTGCCTTTAACGATGATGTCAGTTGAGGCATCCGATTGATTCCCGCTAAAAGAAAAATCCGGGATAATCCTCTTCATAAACATAAAGTATTCACCTTCTCCAATCTCAAGGTCGCCAGACTCAATATAGGCGGTCATTGGAGACTCATCCGCGTCATAACCAACTTCCTGCTCATATAAATAATTGTTACCCCCGTCTATAGCAGAACAGGCCAGAGGGTATTGCCGTGTACTTCCACCAACCCAAGCGCCTCTAGTCATCGTTCCTACAGCCCAAAGACCTTCTTCATAGTTATAAGAGACATAATTGGTTACCTCGGTGTCAGCGGAACCTATAGGATAAAACCAAATTACCTCATTGTAATCATTATTCTCAGCAGCAAAAACCTTAAACGACTGGTCTTTGTTTAAGTTGGAAAAAACATAATCCTTTACGGTGCAAGCCAGTGGCTGAACTGCCCCGTTATACATATAAAAATTACCCCTATCCATGAAATAAACAACGCCTCTGGCATTAACTGCTGCATTAGGCGATATCATTGATATGTCAGTACTTAACCGAGAAAACTGGAAAGTAAATGGAGCGCCAACAAACCTCATGGAATGCAGGCTGGCATCCGTCCAAATAAGAATTTCTTGTCTTGTCTGGATGGCTCCTATGACCTCAGAGCCAGAATTAATACGAACACCGCCAGCAGTATTAATAGCTGTTGGAGTCCAGTCTGCCGCGTTTTCCTGATCGGAGAATCTAACGAAAAGCGGGTCTATATCAGAAGAACCAATCGGGTTTGCCCCAAAAGCAATAACATGCTGGTCTGTATCGGAAACCATAACCTGCAATGCAATAGTTGGTGGATTAGATGCAGACCCTAACGATGTTAACGGAATACCTCTTGTCCCAGTTCCGCTTGATTCATCCCAATAATAAACGCCGCCGCCTCTAATATTGAAGATTAAATCTTCACCAAAATTATCTTGGCTATACAGCCTTAATTGCCCAGAAGAGGCCACAGAGCTTGCGCTGCCCCATGTGCTGGCTCCCCACGAACCAGACCCCCAGCCAGTACCACTGACAAACGTATTAAGCCCCGTGTTTATTTGGTAAACACCCACGGTATTGGAGCCCCCATCCCCGGAATCGCTAGAATTGGCCGTTACCGCGTCGCCATCAGTATCTTTGGCTGTAATGGTATAGGTGTTAACCGTTGGGACAGAGGCTATCTGATATTCTTGATTTAATACCGTTCCGGTTATAGTGCCGCCAAGAGTCGTTGCGGCAGAAAATGTAACAAAATCATTTACAACGGCTCCATGCGCTGCATCTGTAACTGTTAAGGTAGAAGACCCATTTGTTGCAGCAAAAGTAACATCTCCAGCAGATGTTGTTGACCTGACAGGAGTTACATCATTAAAGGAACTTCCTTCGGCAATATAAAATTTAAGATTAGTTCCTAGCCCTATATATTTTATTGACTCCAGAGATGCCCAATCATAAATAGACCGACAAACGCCTAAAAAATACTCTGTTGTATATTTCCGCCAGCCACCTATCTTTTCTGGACGCCCCTTTCTAAACCTTATCTTGTCCGAGTCAAACCACCCAGCGTCAGCCGTGTATTCGGTTCCTTCTTTATTAACACCCGGAGCAAATTGAATTTTAGATAATGGCATATCATATACGGAAGGCGCTACGCCGCGCCCGCTGGTAGGCCGGTGTCAGGCTTGATGTGTCAAATCCAACTCCCGCCAACCTGCCACGCGGGCCAGCCAACATTGGGACAATCCCTTGAGATTGTGCCTGACGGGGAGAAGGCTGCCCCATCACTGCTTGGCGCATGTTTCCTGACCCAAAAGGACTACTGCCTGCGCCTATCTGTTGGAGAGGAGAACCTCTCAAGGGCTGGCTGAAATTCTTTGCCGCTGCCTCTTGCTGTTTCATTTGCATCTGAGCGATTTCCTGCGCTTGCCCACTCGGAGCGACAGGCATATCACTAAACCTTGTTGTTGGTTGAAATAATCCTCTTTCATTTTCACCAAATGGGTCTCTACTCCAAATAAACGGCTGCGATAGAGTTTGGGACTGGTTCACCTTTTGGCCTATAAGACCCATTCCACCTAGACCTTGGCCTAGTCCCGGAAACTGCCCACCACCGGGGAGCTGATTTCCGGAGTTGCGGGGGCGCATCATGTTTCCTAACCCCACAGGACTACCACTTGTGCTTCCGCCTGTCTGTTGGAGAGGAGAACCTCTCAAGGGCTGGCTGAAATTCTTTACCGCTGCCGCGAATGCTGGGGAAGCCTGATAAGCAGCTTTTGCCTCTTGCTGTCGAGCGATTATTTCCGGTGACCGTGGCTCGAAGGTGGCCATGTGATTCTGAGGTTGGCGCCTGTTTCCTGGCCCCAAGTTGCGGGGGGCCATGTGATTTGCTTGGGCGCGATATCCAGGATCACCCGGTTGTCGTGCATAATCATCTTTAAAAACAGCTCTTGCGGGCATACCTGCACCACGCCCAGTAAGAGGCGCTTCTTCTATGCGCATATTATCTGGCAAGTTATTGGGATCAATTACGTTTCCGTAAGGATCTCGCACCTCATTCATTCTTTGCGCTTGTATTGCAAGCATTTCTGGACTACCGGGCATAACTGGAGTTCCATCTGGATTTTGTCCATAACCATAGTCGGTAGTTGGTCTTCGCGGTTCATCGCCAAGTATACGGCCAAGCTGCGCACGCCCTGTAATCATGTTTCCTAACCCCAAAGGACTACTGCTTCCGCCTGTCTGTTGGAGAGGAGAACCTCTCAAGGGCTGGCGGCCCAGATAC